CTCGTCCCCGGTCCCGTCCACAACCATGACCTGCGGCTCTACATGGATGAGTTCCGTGCTTCGAAGGAGCCGTATAGGTTCCTGACGGGCATCAACGTCATCCAACACCAGAATGAAGCGCCCTACGATCCCACAAAGGGGCCCCTGTTGTCACAGCGCCGGTACGCGGTCAGGTGTCCGCAGTACGACAATGCTTTCCTTTGGAGCACCCCGCCACTGTGGGGGCGTGGCTGGCACGACCTGGGCGGCGGCCGGCTCGAGGGCATGGGCGATGAGCAAGGCGAGGACAAGCGTCTCTACAACCTCCACATCCACTACGCCGACTTCGGTCTTGCCAACGCTCGACATCACGTCCGGCAACAGACCTACGGCCTGGCACAGCGCGAAGCGTATCGGTCAGAAGTGGATGGAGACCTGCGTCGCATCATGACCGAGATGCTCGACAAGCCGTCCTACTGGTTTTCCAATGGACGGCTTGTGGATGTGGAGCCTTGGATGGCTCAGATCATCTGATCTCAGATGTCATCATAAAAGCTGGGATCGCCGTCATCGTCGCGGTACCGCTCCATCCAGGCGTTCTGGATCTTCTCGATTTCATCGTCGGTCAGGTAACGACCCAAGTAGGCTTTGAGTGCCTTGGCATCATCGGGGGAAAGAGCGACACCGTTGATGCCCTCAACGGTCCAATCTTCAAGCTCCCATTCATCTGGATCGGGAGGCTGGAAGTAGCTTCCCTTGAACTTGCTTTTCTTGTAATAGACGTCGACATCAACGATGATCTCGTGCTCTCCATCAAGCACTCCGTCCGTCAGCTCGTCGGGCGTCACGCGCATGGCGTCCATTGCCTCGGGCGGCACAACGAGCGGAAACTCGCGGTAGATGGCGTAGGCACCCGCGGCGCCCTTCATGGGCTTAATTGGGCCCCTGATGACAAAGGGTTCTCGGATGGGCGGGGACTCCGCTTCGAGGACCAGCTTGACGTATTCCAGCAAGAGCGACAAATTCCCCATGGCATGTAAGTAGGCCCCACTGATGAAACAAGTGCGTGAGAGGTGATACGTACTACTCAAGACGGGAACACCGTCGCCAGCCATGATCCCAGAGAGGGGTCGCTGGTACTCAACACGGAGAGTGTCATGTACGAGTTTGGCGTTTTCATCGGGCGTTTCCAGCCCTTCCACCTAGCGCACCTTGAAGCGGTGCGTTTCGCGCTTAAGGAAGCGCAGACGTTGGTGATCGGCGTGGGCAGCTGCAACCAAGCCCCCGACACCCGTAACCCCTTCTCCGGTCCCGAGCGGGCCGAGATGATCCTCGAGTGCCTCACTCCGGAAGAGCGCAAGCGTGTCCGGTTCGCGTACCTCGAGGACTTCTACTACAACAACCTCCGTTGGGTCGGCGGCGTCCAGAAGGCGATCAAGGACCACACCGGCGACAGCAAGGACATCAAGCTCTTCGGCCACAAGAAGGACGCGTCGAGCTTCTACCTGAAGCTGTTCCCGCAGTGGGGTCCCCACGTCGAGACTCCAGTCTCTCCCGAGCTGGCGATGCTCGATGCGACACACATCCGTGATCTGATGTTCACGCAGGACAAGATCGGCATCAAGCACTACGTGCCTGGCCCCGTTTACGACCGTCTCGTGAAATGGATGGAGACCGACGAGTTCAAGCGGCTCCACGACGAGCAACACTTCCTGTGGGAGGAGCAGGAGAAGAACCGCGGGCCCAAGCTGGAGCCGAAGCGCTTTCCACCCCATTTCATCACCGTCGATGCCGTCTGCGTGTGCAGCGGCCACATCCTTGTTGTCCGCCGCGGAGGCAAGTACGGGAAGGGCCAGGTTGCGCTTCCCGGGGGCTACCTCAATGTGGAAGAAACCCTTGAGAAGAGCTGCATCCGTGAGCTCAAAGAGGAAACGGCCATCAAGATCCCCCAGCGTGACCTGTACGAGATGATCGTCGACAACCACGTCTTCGGTCACCCGTCACGCGACCTCCGAGGGCGTGTGGTGACACACGCCTTCTGCCTCAACCTTCCTCCCGGTCCGCTGCCGGAGGTGAAGGGCGAGGACGATGCAGACAAGGCCTGGTGGATGTCGATCCTGGACATCGACAACAATCGGGACAAGTTCTTCAGTGACCACTGGCACATCATCGACTACTTCCGTGCCCGTGGGAACAACTTCCAGATCTACATGTGACCTACCCGCCCCGATCGAGCCAGAGAGGCCCGCGAGGCACAACATCACGGAGAGTGATCATGAGAACCGCATTCAAGAGGAAGACAATCCTCAACCTCGACAACATCATCGACACTGACAGCTACAAGCTGAGCCACTTCCTCCTGTACCCCGACGACATGGAGTACATGGAGAGCTACTTCGAAGCTCGTGGCGGCGAGTTCACCGAGTGTTCGCTGTTCGCGCTCCAGTACTTCATCCACCGGTACCTGGCCGAGCCCCTCACCGACGAGGCAATCGACCGCATGGCCTCCTTCGCCGAGAAGCACGGTGAGCCCTTCAACCTTGAGGGCTGGCGGTACATGAAGGAGAAGTACGGGTACATCCCCGTCACCATCCGGGCGATCCCGGAGGGCCTCATCGTCCCCATCAGCAACGTCATCATCGTCGTCCGGTCGCCACGCGATCCCAAGATCGCTTGGGTCACCAACTGGCTGGAGACGGAGTTGTCACGCCTTTGGTACCCCAGCGACGTCATCATCGGCAGCCGCGAGGTCATGAAGGTCTGGAAGCACTACCTCGACAAGACCAGCGACACGCCGGAGGAGATCGTCTTCAAGCACCACGACTTCGGCAGCCGCGGCGTCACCTGCCGTGAGCAGGCAATGCTCGGTGGTGCAGCCCACCTGGCCGCGGGTTTCCTGGGCAGTGACACTTTGGCTGGCGTCATGATGGCCAACCACTACTACGACGAGGAGATGTCGGGCTTCAGCATCCCCGCGACCGAGCACTCGACGATGACGATCTTCGGCGAGGAGAACGAGAAACAGACGGTCATCCGCTGGGTGACCAAGACCCTCGTTGAACGCCAGCTGCCGCCAGGCATCCCGAAACTCGCGGCCTGCGTCGGAGACTCCTGGGACATCTTCCGGTTCACCCGGATGGTGTGCGAGGACGACGTCCGGCTCCTCGTCAAGAACAGCGGCGGCACCCTGGTCGTCCGCCCCGACTCGGGCGACCCGATCGACACGTTGCTGAAGCTCTTCAGGATCTTCGAAGAGTGCTTGCCCGAGGGCGAGGTCACGAAGAACGGCAAGGGCTACAAGGTCCTGCCGCCGTACTTCCGCATGATCTGGGGCGACGGTATCAACCGCCGCAGCATGAAGTCGATCCTCGCCGCTGTCACCGACCACGGTTGGAGCGCGTCGAACCTGGCCTTTGGCTCGGGCGGCGGACTGCTGATGGACTTCAACCGTGACACCCAGAAGCACGCTTTCAAGCTGTGCTACGCCATCGTCGGGGGCAAGGGCCGGAAGGTGTCGAAGTCGCCCATCACCGACCGTGGCAAGCGCTCGAAGGAAGGCCGGCTCGATCTCATCAAGTACGGCAATGGGTACCGCACCGTGGTCCTCGACGACGGCGTCGACCAGCACCCGGATTCAGTGCTGGTGACCTACTACGATCGTGGCGAAATCACGTACCACACCACCCTGAAGGAAGTCCGGGCTCGCACCGCCATCTGACGGTGTAGAATATAACGGTGTCATACACTGCTCACAAGATCCACGACCACCTCTTCCAGGGTGGCAGGCCACCCCCGGGTGACGGCCTGAAAAACGCCGGGGTAGACGTCCTAGTCCTCTGTGCCGGAACATGGCAAGATGCGACGTGCTACCCCGGCCTCGTCGTCATCAAAGCTCCTGGCGACGACGATGCTCGGCCCCATCGCCTGGCTCGGTTCATCGACACCTGGCGAGCGGCCGCCGAGCTCGTGGTTGAACACATCCTGGCGGGTCGCAACGTGCTGGTCACCTGCGAAGCGGGCCAGAACCGCAGCGGCATCGTCAGCGCGATGGCCCTGTGCATGCTGACCGGGTGTTCGGGCCGAGAAGCCGTCGACACTGTGTCCAGCCGTCGGCCCTTCGCTCTGAACAACCAGACCTTTGCGAAATACGTTGTAGACAACTTCCCGGAGAAAACATGATCACGTACCTCGAGGGAGACGCCACTGACCCGAAGGTCAAGGGTAACAAGATCATTGCACATGTCTGCAATGACATCGGCGGATGGGGACGTGGTTTCGTCCTGTCTCTGTCCAAGCGATGGCCCGAGCCCGAGCAGATGTACCGCCGCTGGTACCAGGAGCAGGAGAACATGCTGCTCGTCCCGGGCTACAGCGACGTCACCATCGGTCAAAAGCTGGAGCTTGGTGCAGTGATGTTCGTGCCTGTCGCTCACGTGGGCCTGCCTCCGTTCAAGGAGATCACCTACGTCGCCAACATGATCGGCCAACACGGTGTCCTTGTCCAGAACGGCGTCCCACCCATCAGGTACGATGCACTGGAAAAGTGCCTGAAGCAAGTCAAGGCCTTCGTCGAACACATCGGCGGTGGCAGCGTCCACATGCCCCGCATCGGCTGCGGCTTGGCGGGAGGCAAGTGGACCGAGATCGAACCCATCATCGAACGGGCCCTTGCCGACGTGGACACTTACGTCTACGACTTCGACACCAAGGATGCCAGGACGGTGCCCTGGAACAAGTGAATGTCACGGTTCGTCCGGGAGGCGTACAAACACGTCGGTCTGGGAACCGAGGCAAACCCCGTGTGCGTTGCCGGGTCGCTGATCTATCCACAGAAGAACAAGTGGGCATGTGGGCCTTGGGCTCTGCGTCACTGCTTCCTGAAGCTGGGCCTTGACATCGACCCGTACGACCTGATCCGGATGTGCCACTCGACCCGAGCGGGCACCGGAGACCGGGGCATGGAGCTCGGAGCGTTCCTCGTGGGCGGGCGGTGGCGAACCATCGACGTTGAGAGCGCGGCGGAGGCCAAGCGGCAGATCCACAGGCTGCTCAAGAAGGGCATCCCGCTTGTCCTCAGCGTTGAGCGGTGGGAGCATTGGATCGCTTGCTTGCACGTGTCAGCACGCGGGTACCTGATCTTCGACTCCAGCCGGCCCGGCCCCGTCATCCAGCTCTGGTCGTGGAACAAGCTCAAGAAGAGGCTTCGCTACGTCGACAAACGTGGTGTGGTGCACTACAGCATCTCGCCTGTACAACGACCTGTCTGAGGCCTAGAGTATAGTCGTGATGACAGGCTTCCTCTGAATGCAAAGCGGTAGAACCGCTTCCTGAGGCCCGTGGACCTCCTCCACTGACACATCTCCGTTCGCGTTGAGTGTGTGTCAAGTGTTTGAGTTGAAAGAGGTTCCATCATGTCATTTCCCATCGGTCTTCAGGTTCTCCGTGCCAAGATCCGCGGCTTTCAGTGCGCGGGTAGCACCATTGCATCGCGTATCTCCAAGACGGAGAAAGAGCGCAAGAACCGTCTCTGGAACGAAAAGCGGGCTCTTGGCAATCACTGCCGTGCCCACCTGGTTGCATACGGGCTCCTCCGCGGTGTACCGTACGGCCAGATCGAGCAGCCCGCCGAAAACAACAAGCTCAACCCGCAAGTCGTCCTCGACATCATGACGGCTCACAACGGGTGGGACCCGAAACGGGGGTACATCAAGTACGACCTGGAGACGGTCACGAAGCTGCTCGAGGGAGGCACGGGCAAGTGGGTCAAGCAAGCAAACGGCACGTCGCAGTGGGTCGTGGAGCCCCCTCAGACCGCCCTCGAAAAGGCAAGCTGAGGAAAGCCATGGCCACCATCAAGATGGGTGACAAGCTCTACGTGGTGACCCGTCGGGACATCCCGCCCGGGTACCAGGGGGTGCAGTCCCAGCACGCTCTGCGGCAGTTCACGGCCGACCATCCGGAGCGCGATGCCGAGTGGTTCAAGAACTCGAACTACCTTGGGTGGCTGTCGGTCGAGAACGAAGTCGAGCTGATGCGTCTCATCACGCAAGCCCAGGACGCCGGCCTCCGCTGGTCGGCGTTCCGGGAGCCCGACGTCGGCGGTGCCATCACCGCGATCGCAATCGAGCCGCATCCCAAGACCGCCGAGCTGTGCAAAGGACTGCCCTTGGCGCTTAGAGAATTGAACCATGGGAAGTGACATGGACCAAGCAAGCACCTGCACCTTCGACGACTTCATGAAGGTCGACATCCGCGCCGGCCGCATCACCGCGGCCGAGGCGGTTCCCAAGTCCGAGCTCCTGAAGTTGCAAGTCGACTTCGGTGAGCTGGGAACCCGACAGGTCCTCGCTCGCATCAGCAGGAGCTACGAACCGTCGACGTTGGTCGACATGACGGCGGCCTTCGTCGTCAACCTGCCGCCCCGCACCATGAAGGGCCTGGAGAGCAACGGTATGATCCTCGCCGCCGAGATCGACGGTGGAGTGCAGGTCGCGCTGCTCCCGGGCACCGTCAGACCGGGCACGAGGTTGGGGTGACCGAGAACCGCACCGCCTTCTTCGCCAGGTTGGAGCCGATGTTGGCGCCGAGCGACTTGCTCGACATCCAGCTCGCCTACACCCTGGCGAAGTTTGGCCACCGTTCCCAGAGGCGCAAGGAGCTCGGACCCGACGGCAAGCCGGTGCGTTACTTTGAGCACCCGCGCCGCGTTGCCCTGACGCTCATCGACGAGGTCAAGATCATCGAGCCCGGGCTCATCATCTCGGCGTTGCTGCACGACTGTCCAGAGGACACTCGTGACGTGACGCCGGGCATCATCGAGCACTGCTTCGGCAGCAAGGTCGCCACGACCGTCAAGGTCCTGAGCAAGACACCGAAGGAGGGCTACCTCGAACGCTTCAACTCGTGCACCCTATGGTGGCCCTACATCGTCAAGGGGTGCGACCGTCTGGACAACAACCGCACGCTGCCCGGCACCTCGCGAGAGTTTCGGGCGAAGCAGGTCGCTGAAACACGCGAGAAATACTTCCCATTGTTCGACCGGATGATGCACCTGGTGCCCATCAAACACCGTGACCGCGCGGCCTGGCTCCGTGACGCAGTGCGTCGCGAGACCGAGAGGCAGGCGACGTTGCTCGAGTGTGATACTTGATCTGAGCGGGCCTGTAACTCAGAGGCAGAGTACCCGGATTTCAACCCGGTGCGTCGTGGGTTCGAACCCCATCAGGCCCTCCAAGCTCCCGTAGCTCAAAGGTAGAGCAGCCGGATTTCAACCCGAAGCGGTTGTGGGTTCGAATCCCACCGGGGGCGCCTAAGATCCTGAACAATCTATCGCGTGTGCGTTACGATCTGACGTAATGCCCCGTGAAGCTCTGACACCCGAGCAGGAGGCCGAACAGGCCAAGTACGAGAAACTGCCGACGGGAAAGCCGCACGTCAGCTTCTCGGAGATCCGTGACTGGAGCGAGTGTTCGTACCGGCATCTTCTGAAGTATGTGAAGAAGATCGGCGAGGACATGCCCGGAATCCACATGGATTTCGGGACCGCGATCCACGCCGCCTGCGAAAACTACCTCAAGACACGAGTGATGGACCGCAAGGTCTTCCTCAACAAACTCAAGGAACTGTGGACCGTGAACGGGCCCAAGGCGCCCGAGCAGTACACCGTCGAGAAGTTCCAAGAGTTCGGCAAGGCGGGGATGTCGATCCTGGCCGACGTGCCGCAGTGGATGGACGAACAGTTCCCTGGGTGGGAGTACGTCGACGCCGAACACGCATTGTACGAGCCGGTTGAGGGCAGCACCCACGCGTTCAAGGGCTACATTGACGCCATCATCCGGGCCCCAGGACCGCGGGGCAAGATGCTGATCTGGCTCCTCGACTGGAAGACCACATCGTGGGGTTGGTCGATGTACAAGAAGAGCGATGAGCTCGTCAGGTCGCAGCTCGTCCTCTACAAGAACTACTGGTCGTCGAAGACCGGACACGATCCCAAGGACGTTCGCTGCGGGTTCGTGTTGCTGAAGCGCACGGGCAAGCCCGGGAAGCACTGTGAGCTGGTGACGACATCGGTCGGCGAGGTTACGACCGGGAAGTCTCTGAAGGTCATCAACAACATGATCACCAGCGTCAAGCGCGGGATCGCGATCAAGAATCGCAACAACTGTCAGTTCTGCGACTTCTACAACACCCCTCACTGCACCTGAAGTGCAGAACCTGTTACAGGCGTCGCCCAGTGGTTAGGATGGAAACACGATGACAGACCAGCAACCGCAGGTCCTCCAACAGATCCAGTCGCAGCCCGTGATCCCGCCGATCGTGAACTTCTCGGCGGTCCCACCGGATGTCGCCAAGGTTCCCAGCAAGGGCCCAAAGAAGAAGGTCCTGCTGCTGAGCGACCACCCGCTGTCGACCAGCGGCGTTGGCGTGCAGGCACGGTACCTGATCACCGGCCTCCTGCAGACCGGGAACTGGACGTTCCGGTGCTTCGGCGGAGCGGTCAAGCACGACAACTACAACACCATCAAGGTCAACGACGACTTCATCATCAAGCCGACAAACGGCTTCGGTGACAAGAACCTGCTTCGCATGACGCTGGCCGTCGAGCGGCCGGATGTCCTGCTCCTCTTCACTGACCCGCGTTTCTTCATCTGGGTCTGGGAGATGGAGGACGAGATCCACCAGATCTGTCCGATCGCATACAATCACCTGTGGGACAACCCACCCTGGCCGGAGTTCAACCGGGTCCTCTACGAGTCGACCGACCTCATCAACTGCATCAACTACCCGACCTACGAGATGGTGAAGCAGCGGTTCCCGGAGAAGACGAACTACATCCCGCACGCGGTGCCCAGGGAAGTCTTCCACCCGTTGCCCGACTCAGAGCGCCAGCGCCTCAAGGCAATGATCTTGGGCCAGAACCGGCTCGATCACTTTGTCGCCCTCTATGTGTCACGCAACGCGCGTCGCAAGATGCCGAGCGACATCATCCTATCGTTCAAGATGTTCCTTGACGAGATGGAGAAGAAGCACGGTCACCGGAAGGGCACGCTGGTCCTGCACACGGACCCGATGGACCCCGAGGGACCCAACCTCCACCACGTCATCGACATGTTCCACATGAAAGACCACATCGTCTTCTCGAAAGACCGCATCGGCTTCGAGCAGATGAATGCCCTCTACAACATCGGCGACTGCGTCGTCAACCGGTCGTGCAACGAGGGCTTCGGCCTGCCCACCCTGGAGATGATGATGTGTGGGAAGCCCATCATCGCCATCAAGACGGGTGGCCTGACTCGGCAGGTCGAGGACCACGAGACGGGTGAGCAGTACGGCATCGCCCTCGAGCCAGACGTCAAGACGCTGGTCGGCAACCAGATGGTCCCGTACATCTACGAGGACTTCATCTCACATGAGAAGCTGCGCGACGCCTTCACGCAGCTGTACGAGATGGGCCCCGTCAAGCGAGAGGCGATCGGGCAACGTGCCCGTGAACACGCCCTCAAGGACTACAACATCCAGAACCTGATCCACGACTGGGACACGACGTTGACAGGTCTGGTCGACAACTGGCAGAAGTCACGCAAGCCGCGCTGGGAGAAGTTGGTGATCGGATGAAGACCGTCGTACTGAGGGGCCCGTCCCTGACACAGTCTGGCTATGGCGTGCATGCCCGGCAGCTCGCACAGTGGCTGCTGAGGAAGCCCGGTGTCGACGTCAAGTTTTCGACGCTCCCCTGGGGTGAGACGCCCTGGTTGCTCGATGCAAAGGCACATGAGGGCCTCGTGGGGGAGATCATGAAGCGGACCGTCAAGCCTGACTTCAAGGCAGACGTCTCCGTCCAGCTGCAGTTGCCCAACGAGTGGGACCCGTCGATCGCTCCTGTCAACATCGGAGTGACCGCAGGTGTCGAGACTGACAGGTGCAATCCATCGTGGCCCGCGGCTTGCAACAAGATGACCGCGGTGGTCGTGCCCAGCCAGCACACCAAATCGTGCCTCACCAACACGGGACCCGTCAACAAGCCTCTCTACGTCATCCCCGAGGCGTACGCTGACGCCTGCAAGCTCGAAGACCTGCCACCGCTGTGCGACTTCGAGACACCGTTCAACTTCCTGGTCTTCGGTCAACTGACGGGAAACAACCCGGAAAACGACCGAAAGAACATCTTCTACACCATCAAGTGGCTGACCGAAGCGTTCAAGGACGATCCTGAGGTTGGCATCGTCTTGAAGACCAACGCGGGCCGCAACAGCCTGATCGACCGCGGCATGACCAAGGGTCTGCTGACGGCAGTTACCAACGAGACCCGGCAGCTCGCTGGAGGCAAGGGTCCGAAGGTCTACCTGCTTCACGGTGACATGAACGACATGGAAGTTGCCAGTCTTTACCGGCACCCGAAGATCAAGGCATTGGTCTCGTTGACCCGTGGCGAGGGCTTTGGTTTGCCCATCCTCGAAGCAGCGGCCAGCGGCCTGCCCATCATCGCAACCGGATGGTCAGGACACCTGGACTTCCTGAAGCACGGGAAGTACATCAGCGTCTACTACCAGCTCGGCGACGTTCACCCATCGAGGATCGACAACAAGATCTTCATGCCAGGTTCACGTTGGGCCAATCCCAGCGAAGAGGACTTCAAGAAGCGCGTGACCAAGTTCCGCACCAGCCACCAGACACCAAAGCAGTGGGCCGATGAGCTGAAGCCCATCATCCAAGAACAGTACAGCCTCGACGCGATCTGCAAGCGTTACGACGAGACGCTCCGGGAGTACTTCTGATGCTGCTGGCGTGGGCGATCATCTCAACCCTGCTGCTGGCCGCGGCAGTTTGGTACGGTGTCCACGTCACCAAACAGAACCTGCTGCTGAACGACCAAAAGGAAGACCTAGTCGACCAGATCGAGGAAAGCCTCGATACGTTGGACCAGTGCTACGCTCGCCTAGCACACCACGCAGACATCCCTGTCCTGAGCGACGAACCCATCATCCAGGATGTCGTCTCTGACATGAAGCGAGCCCGCAACGCAGTGCTCAAGGTCGCAAGCTTGATCGTCACTTACGGCGGCGAAGGAAAGGAAGAGGCTGAGTCATGAGAACCGCCGCCGCCGTCAAGATTAAGGCCAAGCCGGCCAAGAAGAACAAGGCGCCGAAGGCAGCAAAAGCGCCCAAGAAGTCAAAAGCAATCGTCGTCGCCACACCTGAGACGGTGGCGACGTCCAAGCTCCCGCAGGTGCCCGTTGTCCAACCGACAGCAGAGGAAGTGAAGCTGGCGGAGCTGACACCCGAGGAAAAAGCCGCGGCAGCAAAGGCCGCGAAGCAAGCTCGGATGTACTTCAACCAGAACACCCAGGCAGCCATCGTCGCCTACCAGAAAGCTGAGTCCAAGAAGGAACGTGACCAGCTCTACGTCAAGGGGATCATGCCGGCTTTCGAGAAGCTGGTAGAGAACCTGATCAACATCCACAAGTTCACCAGCCTCCACGACACCTACGACGACCTGAAGAACGACTGCGTCAACTTCCTGTTCGAGACGATCCACAAGTTCGACGGAAACCGCGGGACCAACGCCTTCTCATACTTCAACGTCGTCGCCAAGAATTGGCTCATCATCCGGACCAAGCAGAAGAGCCAGCGCATCCGACGCAGCGTCAGCCTCGATGATCCCGAGGCTTTGTCGGTGAACGAGCAACGCATCGTCGAAGACCATGCTACGATCCCCGGCCAGGACGTCCTCCTGGAGAAAGAATCGAGCGCCAAAGCTGTGGTCAGCATGCTGTACGAGATCCGCAGCAAAGTCAAGACCGAGAACGAGCTGGCGTGCATCAACAGCATCATCACCATCTTCGAGAACATCGATGACATCGACTTGCTGAACAAGAGTGCCATCCTCCTCTATATGCGGGAACTCAGCGGGCTCAGTCCCAAGCAGCTGACGACCACGATGCAGTCGATCAAGAAGCACTACCGCCGGATGAAGATCGACCCCAAGTTCCGGCTCTTCTGAGGAGACCATGGCTGAGGCAGACGACAAGAAAGCCCTCGAGGGCATCGTCGAGATGACAGAGAGGTCTGTCGAGGAGAAGATCCGTGACTTCGGAGCAATCCTCGAGGACATCGAGTCTCTTGATGACAAGCAACGCAGGCTCTGGAAAGAGATCTACGAAAACGCCATCGCAGACCGCCAGAACTCGTACGTCATGTTCACCAAGCTGGTCAAGATGACGGGCGACAAGAGCTCAGAGCACGCGGTGCACAGCAAAGCCATTGCGTCCTACATCGATCACATGCAGAAGGCCAACGATCAGCTGGTCAAGCTGGCCTCCCTCATCGCGGATGCCAAGAAGAAGGACGAAGAGATCGACGCGGGTTCGGTGTTCGACCAGATCAAAAACAAGGGCTGAGCGGGGCACCGGGCGGTACGTAAGCCACAGGGACCCACATGCCCACAAAGTACGACGCTAGAGACATCGTCAAGCACATCGCCGAAGGTCGTCACGACGAGGTGATGCGCGAACGCGCTGCCTACCGGACACCCGAACCTCACTACCCTTCATTCCTTCGGTTCGTGGTCTTGGATGTCATCCACGACCCGTCCATGGTCGACAGCGTCAAGCTGTCACACTACGTGCACGACCTGGGCGTTGCTAACCCAAAGTACGTGGGCATCGCTCCCCGCAACAGCATCATCGCCCGACGAGTGCTCGCACCAGATGCATCCGCCAGCGAGAAGGTGATGGTGTTGTACCCGTTCTGTCCACCACACTTGGCGATGCCTGCAAAGCCTGGCGAGCACGTGTGGGGCATGATGGAACACCCCGATGCAAAGATCAACGACATCGGGTACTGGCTGTGGAAGATCACCATGCCAGATTTCGTGGAAGACGTCAACTACACCCACGCTGACAGGCAGTTCGACGCATCATTCCTACCCGGTCTCAACGACATCTTCGACGGGACAGCTGATCCGAAGTACGACTTCCACAACGGCGCGGTCGATGTGGACAACGACAGCGGCAAACCATACGTCATCCAGGACACGGCTTCGTTGCCCGGTGACGACATGGAATACGTCAAGCTCCTATCGAACAGCGACGCAGCTCAGCTATCGCAGTTCGAAGCCGTTCCACGGTACCGTAAGCGGCCAGCTGACGTTGCGTTTGAAGGCAGCAACAACACACTCATCGTGTTGGGGACTGACCGCACTGGTCCCGCGTCAGATTACACACAGGATCCCAAAGTTGGACAGATCCCGGCACCCGTCAAGAACGATGTTTCAGGTGGCGCTGGCGCGATCGACATCGTCGTGGGTCGAGGACAAACCACTGACACCGGTGGGAAAGCTGTCCAAAACACGCTCGACAACAAAGAGATCGGCAAAGACAAGCAGAACCTGTCTCCCAAGGAGGGTGACGTCGACCTACTCTACGACCGGTCACGTATCCTGGTTGCTCAGAAGACGAAGCCTGACACGAACTTCAGCATCAAGCCAGTCGTGTCATCTCACTCTTCAGAGTCCTCTATCGATGATGGGGATGGCGAGGGCGCCATCGTCGTCAAGACCGACAAGGTCAGGATGATCGCCCGTCACGACGTCGTCATCTTGGTTGCTGCGACCTCACAGAAAGATAACAACGGAAATGTGAAGGACGTGGGGGCCACAATTGACCCCTCAAAGTGTGCATCGATTATTCTGAGAGTCAACGGTGATATCATTTTCACGCCCTCTGACACTGGCGTCATCCGCTTGGGCGGTGATGATGCAACCCTTTCACCTCTGTGCACTCGGGTCGGCAACAGCGCCGGTATGAAAAGCCCGATCCCGCCGCCCAGCCCGATCGTTGACACGATGGGTGGTGCACAAGGCGGCGCTGATGGACTCAACGGGACCTTCCCGACCAAGGTGTTGTTGAAATGACCGGCAGCCCCTACGGACCGATCCTGACGGGCATCGGAATGCTCGACAGCGGCAAGCTGACGCCAGCAGGCCGTGCGGGCTACGTCGCTGACGTGTTGGCTCTGCTCACGGGCGGCAATGAGAACGGAAAGGGCAACCCGTTGTGCTCAGCAGGTTTCCAAGCGTTCACCGCTCTGGTGCCGTTGCCTCCCATCCCGGGTCCGCCCATCATCAACGTCACCACGTTGCAGGCTGAGCCTTTGTTCTGGTTCAAGCCCGATCCAGTTGCTGCGTTGATGGCTGACCTCTTGGTCGACAAGGTGAAGACACCGATCTGGAACACGTTGTTCCCAGACGGCATCCTGGCGACGACGGCGACAGCTCTGGACCTCAACGGCAACACACCGCTGTTCCCGATCTTCGATTTCACCTGTGCGTTCGATCTCAAGGTCCCACCGTTCCCGCTGTCGTTGCCCGACTTGGCATTGAAGCTGCCCAAGTACTCGACACCCATTGGCTTGCCCAAGCTGCTGATCGATCTAGCAAGCCTGGGCATCCAGCTGAAGCTGCCGTCGCTCCCGCCCTTCCCGTCGTTGAGCTTGCCCGACTTCGGTTTCCCGCCCGACCTGGCGTTGAAGGCTGCCATCACGATCCCGCAGCTCGTCATCGGCCTGATCGAGTTGCCCATCAAGCTGATCATCAAGCTGCTCCTTCCGCCCGACATCGGTCTGGTCCTCAAGTTGATCAGCTTCGACATCGGAGCCGTCTTCAACCTCGCTCTCGATCTGCTCATCCAGCTGTTGGTCGACCTCGGGCTGCTCCTGATCCTGCCGAAACTCTTGATCGCTTCGTTGTTGATCTACTTGAAGGACGTCGTGGCAATGGTGTGCACCGACCTGGTGGGGATGCTTGTCGGAGCAAATGGGTCGCTGACGTCGCTGGTAGGGGGCGCCACGGGCCTCATCGCCCCGCCCCCGTCCAAGTAGTGATCCTACTTACCCGACATGGGCCAGTTCTCCTTCAAGAGCTCGGGAGTGACGGCGCAGACGTCGCCTGCCAACAACATCACGCAGACGCCGCCTGTGATCGGCATTCTCACGCCGTTGTCGCTGGGGACATCTGACCTGCTCCGGACTTCGTCGGACCTGGCCACCCAGATGGCTGACAACCTCAGAAACCTCATCCAGACGAACTGGGGAGAGAGGCTAGGGAAGTACGATTACGGCGCGAACCTGCGCCCGCTGCTCGTCAACATGGTGGCGCTTGACGACTTCGATTCCAAGGCCATTACCGCGATCAAGAACGCCGTCGCCCGCTGGATGCCGTACGTTGAGCTCGTCGACTTCCTGTCGACGACCGACACTGCCGGCAAGCTGACGAAGGGCATCGCCCAGGTGTCGATCACCATCACCTACAACATCCCGAGTCTTGGAGTGAAGGACAAGAAGATCAGGGTCACGCTGTACGCGCTCTGATGCGAGAGGGTACTTAACGGGCAGTCATGACGCTTCAACGCGACGATCTCAAGTCAGTCAGGCAGCGGAAGTACCTCGCAAGGGACTTTGACGCTCTGCGTAACAACCTGTTGGAGTACGCGAAGCTGTACTACCCAGATCGTTTGCGCGACTTCTCGGACAACAGCTTGGGTGGCCTCCTGCTGGACATGGCGGCGTACGTGGGCGACAACATGTCGTTCTACCTCGATCACCAGTTCGGCGAGCTGGACCCGCTGACAGCGGTCGAGACCATCAACATCCAGCGCATGTTGCAGCAGGCCGGTGTTCCCATTGTCGGAGCGTCCCCTGCGCTGGTCCCTGTCACGTTCTACATCGAGGTCCCCGCCGCAATTATCAGCGGCGTGCCGGGACCCAACCCGGACTGCCTGCCGATCATCAAGGCCAACTCCACGTTCTCGGCCAACAACGGGACCATCTTTGCCCTGCTGGAAGACCTGGACTACTCGACGACCAACTCCAACGGGCAGCTGGTTGTCATCGCTACGGGTAATGCCAAGATCGGACAGAAGGGTTCCACGGGAGCTCCCAAGACGTACATCCTGGCGATGACAGGCCTCTGCATCTCGGGCCAGGAAACGACCGAGAACATCGCTATCGGGGCTGCTTTCATCCCGTTCAACAAGATCCAACTCGTCAACCCTGACGTGTCGCAGATTGTCAGCGTCAATGACACTTTGGGCAACATCTACTACGAGGTCGACGCTCTGTCCAACGACACAGTCTACCAGAACGTGTTGAACACCGCCTCTGACAACGACCTCGTCCCCCAGGTCATCAAGGTCATCCCGGTGCCGTACCGCTACACTGCTGACGTTGACCTGCTGTCACGGCGCACGGTGCTGACGTTCGGCGGCGGCAACGCCGACTCCTTGGGAGATGACATCATCCCGGACCCGTCAAGCTTTGCAATCTCGTTCCCCTACACCACGACATTCTCACGCATCGCCGTCAACCCGCAGCAACTGCTGCAGACGACGACGTTGGGAGTAGCAGCAGCAAACACCACATACCAGATCACCTACCGCTACGGCGGTGGCCTCAGCCACAACGTGTCGGCGGGTCAGGTCCAGGGCGTTCGGTTGCTGAACATGATCTTCCCAGGCAACCCGACCCCGGCGCTCGCTGCGGCAGTCAAGAGCAGCCTGACGTTGTCGAACAAGGTGCAAGCGTCTGGTGGAGAAGATGCTCCATCGGCTGACGACCTGAAGGCCCTGATCCCGGCGGTCAGGAACAGCCAGGAAAGGATCGTCACGCGCGAGGACCTGCTCGCGCGGGTGTACACGATCCCGGCCAACTTCGGCCGCGTGTTCCGGGCGTCGGTCCGGTCCAACCCCAACAACCCACTGGCGTCGCTCCTCTACATCGTCAGCAGGAACCCGCAGGGTCAGCTGATCACCTCACCCGACACGTTGAAGCAGAACCTGGTCAAGTACCTCAACCCTTACCGCATGATCAGCGATGCCATCGACATCCTCGATGCTCGCATCGTTGACCTACAGTTCACGTTTGACGTCCTGATTGACCCGAGCCTGAACCGTACCATCGTCCTGCAGAACATCATCACGGCGCTCCAGTCGTTTTTCTCGATCCAGAACTTCCAGATCGACCAGCCGATTGTCATCGACAACGTGCGCAATGCCATCTTCAAGATCCCTGGTGTGGTCTCGATCAACAGCATGAAGTTCACCAACGTCCACGGGTCGGTCAACAACCAGACATACAGCAACGTCATCTTCGACCCAGACGCCAACACGCGGAAGAACATCCTGTTCCCGCCGGCGGGTGGCATCTTCGAGATCCGTTACCCCACCACTGACATCATCGGAAAGGCGTCGGTCTGATGTTCAAGGTCCTCTACGCTCTCAAAGACGCTTACGTCCAGAACCGTGTTGTCAACGGCACGTTCCAGGTGTCTGGGAACGTGGGACAGGCGGGCAGCCTGGACCTGTTCAAGCTCTACGGCTACACGTCGACGATGAGTGGGTCGACGGTCACTCCCAACGTCGAGCTGTCTCGCTTGTTGATCCACTTCGACCTCCAACCCCTACGTGACATGGTCGCAGCGGGTCAGGTCGATCCGGGCAACGCCAGCTTCTCGTGCCGGCTGCACCTCTATGACGTCTATGGCGGGCAACCTACTCCTGACAACTTCACAGTGACGGTGAACCCGCTGTCGGCTTCGTTCGATGAGGGCCACGGCAAGGACGTCGTCTACTACTCAGACTACGACGTCTGCAACTGGTTCTCTTCGTCGCTGGCATCCGGCAGCTGGATCGGTCCGGGGTGTTCGACGGGAGGGGTGTCCCCATCATCGGCTGACTACTTCACCAACTACCAGGCCCAGCAGACGTTCGTCAAGGGCACCGAAGACCTCGACGTCGACATCACCCAGATCGTCAGCGCGACGCTGGCGGGCTTGATCCCAGACGCCGGCTTTCGCATCGCTTTCGCTCCGTCGCTCGAGAGCGACAGCCATTCGTACTTCGTCAAGCGGTTTGCTTCCAAGCAGGCGTACAACGCCGAGAAGCACCCGAAGCTGTTCGTCCGCTTCGACAGCTCGATCCAGGACGACACCCAGAACTTCTTCCTCGACTCGCCCAGCTACCTCTTCCTCTACAACTACGTCCGGGGTGCAGCCCTGGGCAACTTGATGTCGGCATCCATGCCAGTGACTGGTAGGAACAGCCTGCTGCTCACGCTCCAGGGCACGTTCCCCCAGGCCGCCCCAGGTGTAGTCTCAAGCAGCGTATGCCTGGTCCCCCAAGGCTTGTTCACCTTTGGCGAGACCAGTGACGTGGTGTTCGCAGGCCAGGGCAACTTCTCCTACGTCACCCAGAGCGTAGTCAATGCCCAAACGGGCGACTTCACCTTCGGACAGATCAACGGCAACCTGTCGGGTTCGAACATCGCTTTCACGGGTTTCTACTCAGGCACGTTGAACGGCATCACAGGATCGGCAGACGACCTGCTCCTGGTGGGCCAGGCGACAGGCACCTACGTCAGCCCAGTCTCCTACGGCGTCCTCAGCGGCGTCTACTACTACCGGAGGAGCGACCAGTTCCCGGCCGGTTGGGACATCCACACGCCGATCCTGACGGGTTCAGCGATGTTCACAGGTACCATCCAGGGCCTGGACCTCCCGGCTGACACCTACATCCTGACGGGAACCTTCGCTCCGGCACAGATCACGTCTCCGCAAGAGATGCCGTACCTGTTCAGCGGCACTTACGTCGTCAGCTCGACCATCATCTTCAACGACACATCTGGATCGCAACTCGTTGGTCAGCTCACGGGCACCTACAGCACGACAGAGCCCTTCGTGCCCAGCGGCACATTCTACTTGCCAAACGGCACCACTCCGGTGTTGTCAGGTGTCGCACTCTTCACTGGTACCCTGGCGGGTGTCTACGGAGAGTACGTCCTGACAGGCACCTTCGCGCCCGACGGGCCTTTCCTGTTCAGCGCTTCGTACTTCGTCAGCCAGACGCTGGGATCGGTGCCCTTCGTTGCCGGACCGTTCTTGGCCAGCCAGCTCGCGCTCGGCAACAACTTCCAGACGGGCATCTACTCGGCTTCGGTGCTGCTCGCATCCGACAACCCAGACCTCGAGCCACAGTGGCAGGCATCGGGCAGCGTCAGCTTCATCCCAGTCTGGGGCAGCCTTGACGGGACTGTCCCCTACCTGACGGGCAGCGTCATCAAGGCGTACCCGCCCGCTCGCGGACCGCAGTCTCGGGTCGTCACCCACCTCACCATCACCATCATCGGCTTGGCTGACGAGTACGACAACGACACGCAGCGTGTCTTGAGGGTCAACATCTGGGACTACACGCAGCCGTACCTGCTCAACGCGTCGCGGTTGCCCGTCGAGTTGCCCGGGATCGTTATTCGAGACGTGCACTACCAGATCCGCGACAACGACAACGGTTCGATCGCCGTCCCATTCGACTTCACGTACAACTCAACGCGCCTGTCAAACGACTCGCAGAACATGTTCTTCACCTTGGACACTTCGAACCTGACGCCGGGTCACTCCTACGTCATCGACATCATGGTCGTGACAGACGGAGCAAAACAGCTGTACAGGGGTGCGTCATCGCCGTTCAGAGTGGTCGACTGGGAGTAGTTTCTGATAGGTAAGGCCAGGTCCTGAGCCGATGCCCGTCACCGTCAACCCCTACATCCCGTCCTTCCTGAGGGCGGCCATGACCGGAAGCCGTCCCCTGGTGCTGACAGGTGAGGCGCTCGCGGACACGAACGCGGCATCATCGGCGTCGTTCCAGTACGATCCCGCGTACAATGCGCTCAAATCGACGCAACAGCTCAACGTCGACTGGTCGCAGTTCCAGAACCACACGTTCTTCATGTCGGCTGAGGCGAAGGTCAACCTGTCCTTCGACCAGATCATCAACGGTTTCCCGTTTGACGGGACAAGGTTGGAGACCGAGGTCTTCTTCGACAACCTGACGGGCTTCGACAAGTGGGTCTTCGACCAGTTCCCCACGTTCCACGGTGAGCTCCAGTTCCAGCGTTCGACGATCAGCGGATGGGTCCCGACGTCAGGTTCAACATCGACGACTGACCAAGCGCCCGGCACCTGGATCGCAGTACAGAACAAGGTCGGTGCCCTGTTCCCGGAGCTGGTGACAAACGCGAACACGTCGACCGGCCAGCAGGTCCTCAACCCGACGGGGTCACAGTCACTGACGATCGAGATGCAGATCTACCTGCCTCCGGTTGCCAACGACGTGCAGGTCATCTGCCAGATGGTGTCGGGGACCAACGGCGTGGGCACGTCTGGGTTCACCGTCTACCTGACGTCGTCGCAGTCAACGGGTTCTGTCGATGCCATGTTCGTCGTCACTTCGGGGTCGACCTACATGACGGTCCCCGTGACCCTGAACAAGGGTCAGTTCAACCACGTTGCTTTCGAGCTCAACCGTGACAACGGTTTGCCGTTTCTCGAGTCGTTCCTGCTGTCGATCCCTGTTGCCGAATCGGTGACGCAAGAGGAGATGGGCGACATGCCCATCGATGACAGCAACTTCCTGATCGGCATTGGTATCCCGTTCCAGTATGGGTCGACGACAGTCAAGCCCATCGAGACGTTGAACGCAACGATCGACGAGTTCCGGGTCTTCCACTCAGCCCGCACGCCCCAGCAACAGGCAGCCTACGCTAGCAAGGCGCTCTACTCAACGAGTGACCTGGTCTTGTACTACCGCTTCAACGAGCCCACTGGGTCGTTGGATGGGACCAACCAGGTCAACACCATCAACAGCGTCGTCCTTGATGGTAGCGGTAACAGCCTACACGCGCTGATCGCAAACTTCAACTTCACTCAGCGACAGAACGCCCAGCTGGACCCGCTGAACCCACTCACCAGCGAACGTGAAGAGACGTGCCCAATCCTGTTCCCGGCCTACCCGCCCGTCGTCTCGCTGAACGAGAGGCTGTTGGCGAGCGCAAGCCTGTATGACCAAGAGAACCCGAACCTCATCACCAAGCTGATCCCGCAACATTACCTGCTGGAAGGTGCGGCGCAAGACGGAACATCGGACGTAGAAGACGGTCAAGCGCCGTTCGGCGGCAACGGCATCCCAGGCCAGGGCGTGATGAGCAACACCCAGATCCTGGTGTCGTTGCTGTACATCTATGCTCGGTTCTTTGATGAGATCAAGCTCCACCTGGATGCCTTCAGCAGCCTCCGGACGGTCGACTACGACACCGGCGACCAGGTCGCACCCGACACGGTGCCCGATGTCTTCCTCAACACGTTGATCAACAACTTCGGCTTCCACATGCCGCCGCTGTTCCAGGACGCGGACATCGACCAGTACGTGCGTGGCGAGAACGTCACCATCGATGACTACTCGACCAACGTCAACACCCTGCGTTACGTGCAGCACACCCTGACGCGACGCATCCTGAAGAACCTGCCCAGCGTTCTGCGGTCAAAGGGCACCCAGTACAGCATCCAGGCCTTCCTGCGAGCGGTGGGCATCGATCCCAACAACATCCTGCGAATGCGCGAGGTGGGTGGACCCACCACCCAACAGCTGCAGTTCGTCCGTGACAACAAGGTCGAACCGGGTACGATGGTCTGGTTCAGCGGCTCGCGCGACAGCGGCGGATCGCAGTACGTCGCTTCACCGTTCCTGGTGGAGACACGCGTGGAACCGGGTTGGCCGGGGCCCAACGGGACGTTCATTGAGGACCCAAATACGGGACGGGTCATCGGCACCACATCGTTGACCGACGATCTGCTGACGTCGGGTTCCTGGACGTGGGAAGGCATTGTCAAGTTCACTCCAGCTGACATCGGTTCGATGCACAGCGCGACGCAGTCGCTGGTGCGGATCTGCGTGGCGGGCAGCGGTCAGAACGAGGTCTTCGGCGACGGCGTCTTCGGCTTGCAAACGCCGTTCGGCTTCGATGTCAACGCCCAAAGCAGTGCAGGCCTCGTCGCCAACCTGATCGCAGTGTCGTCCAGCGTGCAACCGAAGCTGGTCCTCTACATGAGGCCGAACGACTTCTCGTCGTCTTCGCTTGCTGACTCGCCTGTCCTCCGCTTGGAGATCGACACCCAGGTCCCGAATGTCTTCACGGGTCCCGCCCCCTTGGGCATCTTCAACGGCGATCGCTGGAATGTCAGCTTCGGCTGCATCCGGGGCGACGACCCGCAGAACCTACCTTACAACACGCCATCGTCGTCGTTCTACTTCCTGCGGCTGGCCTACCAGAACAACGGTGAGATCGTCCAGCTGTTCCAGACCGGCTCATGGTTCCGGACTTCAAACACGAACGTTGGCAACAATGTCTTCCGGAAGTTCCCGACCACCAACAACGTCTTCGGTCCCTGGCTCGCCACGGGCGGTGGCCAGGTCGTGCCCACCGGGTCCTCTGGAGTTTTCTTCCTCGGTTCGACCGCATCGGCTTCTCTTGGTGGCCCGCCCATTATTCCTGATGAGGCTCGGGTGACTGACTTCTGCGGCCGGATGAGCAACTTCAGGTTCTGGTCGAAGGCTTTGACCCTCGACGAGTGGAAGGAGCACGTCAGGAACTACAACTCAGTCGGCGTCGAGGATCCAACCGCGAACTGGAACTACGTCAACAACAAGGTGGGCTCATTCGGTCGACTCCGCATGAACTCCATGGTGAAGCAGGATGACCGCTCCGCAGACGTATCGGGCAGCATCACCTTCCTCGATTTCAGCGAGAACGGGCTCCACCTGTCGGGCTCGGGTTGGGACCCGAACCAAGAAGCGGTCGTCGGTGAGATCTTCGACCTCAGCTTCTACAACCCGTACTTCGACGAGGCAGCGACCAACAACAAGGTCCGTGCCCGGTCCTTCCTCAACTTCGACCTCGTCGAACAGACTCCCTGGGCTCAGCTTGCTCCCGTCTACGAGGTCCCTCCCAGCGAGACGCCCACTGATGATGTACGGTTCATCATGGAGTTCTCGTTGATCGAGGCCCTGAACCGCGACATCATCACCATCTTCTCGACGCTAGACTCACTGGACAATGCACTTGGAGATCCTGACCTGCTGTACTCGATGGACTACCCCGTCATCGAGAACATGCGTGACATCTACTTCAACCGCATCAAGGCCAAGCTCAACTTCGACGCCTTCCTGATCTTCTTCCGTTGGTTCGACAACACCATCGGTCAATTCGTCCAGCAACTGATCCCCCGCAAGACGAACTTCAAGGGCGTCAACTTCACCGTTGAGTCGCACATGCTTGAACGCCATAAGATGAACTACGAACCGCAGGCTCAGATCTACGTCGGTGACAACAACCGCACCAACCTCAACGCGACGCTGTTGTTGCAACAGATCGCAGGTAGCATCACGAGGTACTGATGGCAACCGTCACCACACTCCCGGTCGTCTCATCATCGTTGCTGTCAGTGGTCAACTCATCGCAGCCCGTGTTCCAACCGCTGCCGGTGCTTGACAACACCTTCTTCGACGAGGGACCCCGCGTCCTCAACGTCAAGAAGCCCTCGGTGGTCGACCAAGAGACATCGCTCAGCAACCTGTCAAGCTCATACGCCTGGACGCAAGGCGTGGAGATGAACCGCCAGGCAATGTACGATGCGGGCTTGGCGAAGATCTGGTCGGGCGACGCCGGTCACCAGCTGAAACCGAACGTCTTCGGCCAAGACAAGAACTTCTTCCCAGACCCAGGGTTTGCTGACCTCGATCTGTTCGACCCCGTCCGGTTCCTGAAAGCTCAGGAGCAGGACTCGCCGCTGTGGTACAACATCATCACGTTCCCGATCATCACGGGAAACAACGACCAGCTTGAGAACTTCAACTTCAACGGCATCATCGAGGCTTTCCCGATCCGTGAAGTCGTTGCTTTCTTTTCGATCAACGTACCGTTTGAGGCGCACCAGCCACGTGCTTCGTTGGTCGGCGGCAACGATGACGTCCTCAATGGCAGCGACAGGATCCTGACGGTCGACTACTTCGACCGCACCTATGGCCACGGCACTACGCCGTACCAAGACCTGGTTGACATCATCAACCCAGGTACTGAACACTCGGGTACCTACGCCAGCGGGTCTTGGACGGGCGGAGAACCCTACTCTGGCTCTTGGGTCGGTTCAGGCGCCTTCACCCCGATCGACGTCCCGACTGGGTTTACGCTGAATGGGTTCTTCCGGTTCGAACGCAGCCCGTTGCTCCCGTTCGTCGACCAGCGGCTGAACCGGAACGACACACCCAACGACACATTCGAAGACGCGATCCTAGTCGATTCAATGGATCACATGAAGGGCAACACGGATAACTACGTCAGGTTTGACCAGGTCTCCGCGCCCTGCGGGTGGGATTATGATAGGAACGCGGCCATCGGGACAGACTCGCTGGCTTTCGGAGGAATGACGTACTGACATGCCGTCTTCAGGCACCACGCCCCAGGCTCGTGTAGCGCCCCCGCGGCGTTTCGAGAACTACATCCTGACGCGGGTCGTTGACACCAGCGCGGGCCTGACCACGTTCAAAGACAGCGATTTCACGCTGTTGAATGGACCGCCTGACTACACCGGCTTCACGATCGGGCAGGGCCTGTGCGATGATGGCTCATCGTTCCCGACACCCATTGGGTTCGACTTCGAGTTCGATGGCATCGTCTACAAGCACTTCGTCGCCAACGTCAACGGTTTCATGGTCCTTGTCGATCCGACGCTTGGAACGTGGACCCAATCTGAGTGCTTGTCGGGAGCGATCTGGCAGAACCCGTTCATCAAACCCACCTTCACTTCGAGCGCGGTCCTGTTGGCACCGTGGTTTGACGACCTACGGAACATCGCGGCATCTGCAGCACAGCTCGGCAACAGCGAGATGGCGGGCGGAGCCTGGAGCGCAGACAAGGTCAACCGCATCGCAACCGGTCTCGAACCGCGGCCCACCGTCATGGACGAACGGGCATACGGTGTTCGGGTCCTGTACGACAAACGGTCGCCCCAGGGTCGCCGCACCATCATCCGTTGGAACGCCCTCAGCAACTACTCGGTTCCTTCGACGGTCATCAAGTTCGAGTGCGTCCTGTATGAGAATGGGACGATCGAGTACCGCTACACCACCCGTGCAGGTCTCCCGCTCGCGTCCAGCTTCCAGGGCGTGGGCCAAGGCAGCTTTGAGGGCGCGACGATCGGCATCTTCATGCCGGGTGGCACCAACAGGTTCCGCGACTTCGCTATCGGCTTGGGCTACCGCGATGGTGCACGCCAGGAGTACATCTACGGTGGTTACGTTTACGACCCGCACTACACAGATTCCCTGTCTCCGGGCAACGAAGACTACCCCGCAACGGCTGCCTACACGATCAACTTGACGCCATACCAGTACTGGCCCGGCCTCAACACCGGTGGAAGCGTCTTCACGTTTTCTCCGCCGCTGAACCGTCGGAAAGTGTTGCCTCGTCTGGCCGTCAAGCAGCGCGATGGCATGCTGACTTTGCCCACCATCGCTCGTACGGGAGACAGCCGGCTAGGAAACAGAGCTAGCTACTACGACGATCGTCGCTCACCTCAATACAATGCAACGTCTTCTTCGTTGATCGTCAACTATCCGACGACGTTGCCACGTTTCTTTGGAGGCTCGGCGGCGGGAACGCTCGAACGGCAGAACCTGTTCAGTGGAGACATGCTGGTCACGGGCTCTATCTCCAAGAGCGCCGTTGAACCGTACCTGGGTGAGAGCCCCATCACCTACACTGATGCTTTCAACGAGAGCCGTCGGCCTGAAGAAAGTCCGACCACGTTGGCGTCTTCGTTCTATGCAACAGGATCTTCGGTCGCTGCGGTTGGTGCGGGCTTCGACAAGCCACTGAAGTCCAAGACGCACATCAAGTTCCAGTTGCCACTGGACACTTCGATCCAGATGCCTGGGAGCCAGTCGGCGATCTACTACTACAACCAACACTACAAGTGTTGGGAAGTCCCCGCCAACTCATCTTATGCGCTCGACAACTACTCCTCTTCGCCGCCGGCTGTTGGTGGTGGAGATCTGTCGACGCCCCAAAGGTACCTGTCACAAGCACAGTTCCCAGAAGACTTTCGGGGCTTCGGACCCACGGGTAACCTGGTCGCATCAGGGACCCACATCACCGACAGCGTTGCCCAAGCGCAGACGGATGCCAACTTCTACCAGCAGTACGACAATACGCAGCTTGTCAAGTACATCGGACGTTCTTATGCAAAGAGCGTCCGAGTCAACGACAAGTACGCGCCCTCTGCCGACGAAACGTTCACCATCCCGATCACCCAACCTTTCCTTGTCGAGAAGGCCACGTTCGAGATCCCAATCGCGGTGGGGCCCGGCTGGTTCGCTGACAAAACACAGTGCTTCGCCCCGATCGGTGGCGGTTCATTCGCCGGAGGCGCAGTACCGTTCGACTTCGGTGGCCCGGCGTTGACCGTGGCGCTGATGCGCCACGTGCCCCTACAGGAACAAGGCCTATCAGGCCAGTCTCACGGTTCGCAATTCATCAACAAGACATCGCTTCGTGACTTGATCATGACGGGTACCATCACCCACACGTTGGACTACGTGTCGGGCGTGGTGATGTCGTCATTCTCTCCAACTTCCACGGCGTTCCAGGTCAGGCCAGTTGGTTTCCTCAACTACGCCAACCCGGCCGGCGCCGTCGTTGCGGCTCCAAGGAACCTCTCATTCACGGGCAGCGTTACTGTCCAGGCCCAAGCAACAAGCGTCGCTGGTACTGATCTTGCTTATGCAGTGTCGTTCGGTGGATCGGGACCGCAGAATCAGGCCAGCGCGGCGACGTTGTTGACACAACCCATTCTGAACCTGGGCACGGGAGTCTCCAACAACAACAGCATCTTCACGCTGGTCACCAACTTCATCTCTTCGTTCGGTCGCGCTGGCGATGGTTTCCAACAGGCGGGTCGAGCCATCCTGGGTAACGAATACGCTACGTTGCAGAACACTAGCGATCCGACTGGAACGACGACAGTCAACCCGTTGTACGTGGCAGCCAAAGCGAACCAGTTGCCTGCGCAGATCCAGCAAGCGTTGACGCAGGTCAGCGGCGGCGCTGGACTCACCGCGACAGCTATCGTGTCCCTGAAGAGCCACTTCCCGTCACCATACCTCTTGATGCCGGGCGACCACCTGGTCCTCAGCATCAGCAAAGCACGTCCGTTCACGTACACCCAGTCGAGTACCCAACTGTCGGGTTCTGCCCACGACATCACGTTGATGCCGGGTGCAATCAACGTCACGTTGTACGGCAGCCAGGTTGCAGGGGGTGCTGAGTACCACGACACGTTGAACCAGCCCCTGGCCAGCGACACCGTCCACGAAATCATTGGTGCCGATCCGGTCCTGGACCAGTTCGAGCCCGCCTATCGTTTCGAGTACACGGGCAGCTTCACAGACAACGTCATGATCGGAACGATGCTGACGTCGATGGTGAAGAACGGTCAGCTGTCGTTCACTACGGGCTCGCGCTACCGCGCCATCAGCTCTCTGGAACCCACAATCAGCGCGTCGATCTTCTTTGACCTTCGCAGCGGCGATCCTGTCCACGACAAATACGTTGTCAACGGCATCACCGCATCGTACCCGTTCCCATCGGCATCGTTGCTGCCGCCGATCAACGTCTACAACTCGGTCCCGGGCACGCTCGACCTGACGCTGTTCAACGCGCAGATCAACGACTCCAAGGCTTACCGGACGCAGCCGTGGACAGAGCAGGTTGGAACCAACCGCATCTCTCAGTTCATTGACGACTCAGAACGCTACTGGGACTCATTGATGCCGGCCATCGACCAGGCCTTCGCGGCTGACGGCTGCGGCATCTTCGTCACCCGCTACGGTGCCTTCGGCAACGCCCAACAGGTCAACGTCGTCGCTTCCAGCCAGGTCGGCCAGTCGAGCCTCATCACGTCGCCGACCCAACAGCCCTTGGGTTGGATCTGGTTCGATTACCAGCTGCCAGTCCTGGTTGACAACCCGGCGGGCGCGAGCCTGGCGCCGCTCATCAACTCCAACTGGACCAAAGCGTTCCCATTCGAGCCCCGCTACCAGGGTGTCAACAGGCAGCTCAGCGTCAGCAAGGGATTGATCGCCACGTACCTGTACCAGCCCGCGGTTCTGCTGCCGAACAACGGCTACATCCCCGCGGGCAACCCAATCGTCCAGTCCATCCCACCGACTCCGGTCAGCGGTTTCATGTTCGGCCCGGTGCAGCAAGGAACATCGGTCGATTCGACGGTGGTCGGTTCCTACACAGCCTACCACTGGGTCTTCGTCGGGTACTTCTACGGTTACCCGCTCTGGCTCTACCTTCCGTACCAGGTTCCGATCCTTGGGCTTGTCTACACTCAAGGCGACACGTGCAACGCCTGGCTGGGAGACGCGGCCGTCGGCCCGCCGGCGCCGTTGACCAGCTCAGTCACCTCGTCTGCCCAGACGTTCGGTCTCAACCCATACGGCTACTTTACGACGAGCAGCGCCGGCATCGATGACATCTCCCGTGCCCTGTTCGGCTTCGGCGACAGCAACACCTACTTCCAGCGGACGAACTTCGACGGAACCCAGACGTTGTTGGGCACCGGTCACTATGCTGACTTCCGTGACCAAGAGGGTCCACACCCGAACGGCACCGGCATCAACGGCACCGACAACAACATCTTCAAGTTCAGCCCGAAGATCCGGGGATGGAAGTACGGTGTCGCCAGCGGTCTCCCGTTGTTCAGCAAGGCTTACTGGCGTCGTGGACGCTTCGGTCAGTTCCGCGACATGCTCGAGCAGCGACCCTACACGAAGTACTACGAGTCGCCAGAGAACGGCCCGACAGACCCAAGCTTCCAGCAGGGCGTCAAGGAGTCGTGCGTCACGGTGAAGTACCTGAGCCCCGATGGTCGGCTGACGGAGCCCTCCAACACGTGGAGCAGCAACTTGAGCTTCGAGTGCACGTCGTCTTTCCCCTACATCGAGGGCGTGCCCACCAACAGGCCCACGGTGAACAAGCTTGCCCTCAACAAGCACATCCTGTCGTTCCGCCAGGACATCTTTGGCAATCTCCGTCTCTGACCCACAGGGTAATTTAGAGCTGATCCTCGGCTGAGGAACAGGGACAGATGGCGGGCCAGCAGACCACCGGAACAAGCGAACTCTCGCAGGCGACTCAGTCGTTCTTCGTCTTCGTTCGCGACAACAGCACGGGCCAGATCAAGAGCCTCGTCGCACCCGGCGACGTGCAGATCGGCCTCGATGGCAACGCTGCTGACCTGACGTTGATGGGGCGATTCAGCGTCGCCGCCAAGAACTACGACGTCACCTTTGCCAACAAGGGCATCCTCCAGACCAGCCCCGACGATACCATCATCGGCGTCAGCCTGGTGACCACGCCGCTGAGCGGCCGCATCTCGTTGTACCTGTCACAGTCACCTCGCGAGGGCGAACTTCACTTCGTCAAGGACCTGACCGGGACCAGCGACACCGTCCCCATCGACATCTACCCAACGACTGGGTTCACGATCGATGGAAAGGCCAAGGTGACGTTGTCCGACCCGACAGCCTCGCTGGCGCTGGTCTTCCTGAACGGCAACTGGTACCGCTTGGTGGCCGGTCTGGGTTCTTCGGGCGGCTCAGGGGCCAATCCCTTGGCAGAATACGTGCTGTTGGCTGGTGATGGCACGTTGCCCAATTCTCGCACGCTGCAGATGGCAGCGAACCTGACATTGACTGACACGGGTCCCGAGGGAACTGTCACCCTCAACCTGTCCCAGATCCTCGGTTCAGGTGCAGGGACCTACACCTATGCGACGGTCACCGCCGATGCTTACGGTCGCATCACTGGGATCGCCAACGGAGCCACTCCACCTCCCGTCGGTGCGAGCTACGTCACGGCGCAGGCAGAACCCGCGTTGCCCAACCGGCGTCTGCTGTCGGGCACTCGTGGCGTCATCGCATCCGATGGTGGCGCGGGTTCGACGATGGGTTTGGCAGTCGATCCGACGTACTTCGTCGGTGAGGGTGGCATCTCCATCACGCAGATTGGCAACAACCTCATCGTCAGCGGCAGCACTGGGACTACGAGCACTGGTTCAGTGGGTGTCCTTGTCGGTTCAGGCAGCCCAGCTCGGTTGTCGATCGACCCCACCTACTTCGTGGGCCAAGGTGGAGTCAGCATCCAACAAGTTGGCAACAACCTCGTCATCTCGAGCTCTTCGGGTGCTGGCGGCGGGAGTGTCACGGGCTCTGTCGGTGTAGTCGTTCAAGCGGGTTCGCCATCGCGGTTGTCGATCGACCCGTCATACTTCATTGGCCAAGGGTTGGTCTCGGTCTTTCAGGTTGGCAACAACCTGGTCATCAGTGGTACCAACCCCAACACTAGCGCGGGCAACGCGCCGGCGCAAGCTCAATACCTGGTGTTGGCACTCACCAGTGCACTGCAACAAGCTCGCCTGATCACGCCCGGCGTGGGCATCAACATGATCGATGGGGGTCCGTTCAACACGTTCACCATCGGCATCAACAACAACGTGGTCGCGACTATCACGGGTACCACCTTCACGGGACCCGTCGTTGCTAAGGGTGGACTGTCTGGCAGCCTCCAGACGCTTTCAGACGGTCACAACCCGTACCTGGTGGCTGGCAGTGGCATCCTCCTGGTGACCAACTCGTTGGGCCAGGTTGTCATCACCAACCTGGGCAACAGCGGAGGATCGACTACCAACCTTAGCACGCTGCTGCAGAACTCCGTCATCTTCTCTCCTGTCAGGTACCTGACGTCGGGCACACAGCTGCCGTTGGCAAACGCAGGCAGCCTGACAACAGGTGTGGAGTTCTACCCGATTGACCAGTGCCTCATCACTGGCGTCAAGTTCTACTGGTCGAGCACCGCGACGACGATCCGTGCTTCGTTGTGGAGCGGCTCGATCCTGCTCGCCACCTCATCGTTGGCAGTGCCTGGCCCGGGCATCTACTCGGCGTTCTTCTCGTCGTCCTACGCAATCACCGGCTCAGGCGGCGTCAACACATCTCACTATGTCAGCATCTGGGACACGGGCGGAACACACTACACCAGTAGCCCAGATGCCGAGAAACCATTCCCGGTGACGTTGCCGCTGCTCGGCGGTCCGCTGTTCTACTTCACATCGATCTGGCAGTGGGCCTCGGGCAACAACCCACCCATCAACGACATCCCATCGACGGATCGCTATCCAGTCGAGCCCATCCTGAGCTCTTTCAGCGCTTCATCGAACTCGACGATCAATGGAGCGGATCCTGCTGCTTCGTACGTGTTGACGACAGCGACTAGTTCGTTGCCGCTTGCGCGCACGATAGTCGCTGGCCGGGGCATGGCTGTCACCGACAATGGGCCCGGTAGCACCGTTGTCTTCATTAGCCCGTTCACGTTGCCTGTCTTCACGATGGTTGCCAACGCAAGCAACGCCTCGACAAACGCGGCAGACGCGGCAACAAAGCAGGTCGTGGGAGGTCTCTACTTCAACCCGACGTTGCTGTCGAGGTTCTTGTCTGGGTCCAAGACGTACAAGTGGCGCGCTATCCTAGACACGTCTGAGACTCCGGTGTCAGCGGCGATCGACCTCTATGATCCGAGCGGGATCGTGTACGGCGTCCCAGGGATCATCTCGGGATCGATCATGTCGGCGTCCAGCTTGAGCCCAGTACACGTCGAGGTCGATCTGACGACACAGCTGTCGGGTGTAGCCCAAGCGGGACCGCTCGAGGCCCGACTGTGGCGTTACTCACCCGTCATCGCCACGGGCTCTTTTGCGACGACGTCGTCGGTCGCGTGCCTGAATGCACGAATCGAAGTAGAGTTCGGTTAAGCCAACAAGGTTCCCATGACGCTACCCACCATCGAAAAGACCTGGCAGTTCAACGTCAACCGCAACATCGGTGCGTTGGGCACCAACTTGGCCGTCAACAAGCAACTGTTGCTCGACATGAAGAACATGTTGATCGCGACAGGCAGCTTGGGAACGTGGACCAACGCCTCAGGTGCCACTATCACGCCGGCGAACCCGTGGACCGTTCGCTATTCGTGCAACGGTACGACAGCAGGATCAGTCGGTGATGGAGTCGATCGGTGGCAGTCCACGAGCGACATGAACCCTGGCCAGATGACGGGTGTCACGTCCCTGACGACGACAGCGCGATCCTGGATCGTGCTCAAGAACACGACCCTGGACTCTGGTGGCAACTTCCAAGTCCTGTTCGATTGGATGTCTGACACCAATCAAGGCGTTTCGCAGTGGTTCGATTACGGATCGTGTACCATCTATGTGTCCAGGACTGCTGGATTCACGGGCGGGACTACGACGACCCGTCCCTCCGCAACAGATGAGGTCTTCTGCGGTTCGGGCTTCACCGCCACCACACAAGTCAACACTAACTTTGTTGCTTACGGCACGTATTGCCCTATCTTTGGCGATTTTGGCTCAATCACCCCGGGAGGTACTGGACTTTTCACGGGCGGATACACGTTGCACTGTCTGACGGCGGCAGATGGAACATCGTATCGTCTCATCGTTTCACGTGGATCCGCTGTTTCATTCATCCTGGCGTTTGAGAAGCTGTCTAACGGAAATAGTTCAGCGTGGGCGACGCCAAACTTCATCATCCACGCCAGCGCACAGATGGGTGATCCCACCACCAACAGCGGAACATCGATCGGAAATTCTGACGCGCTTTACACGGCGTGCAAACAACCCTACATGGTCACTGCGTTGGCGCCCGGTGGTGGAAAGTACAAATGCTACCTTTCAACCGAAGCGCTCGAGGGTCAATTCATGCCCCAGAAGTTCGGTCTCAACGCAATCTCAAACCAGTATCTCCTTGCACAGATCGATCTGATGTCACTGGACACTGGGTTTCTAGGTCGACAAGGATACGTCACCGATCTATGGATGGGTACAACGCCGCCGGGTAGTACGATGCCGCCTGGCGGTCCCAACAACTACGCACAATTCGGTTCCTTCGTAGTCCCATGGAACACCACCAACCCGCTTACATGAGGTCCAGATGACACTGCCCACTCTCTCAAAGACATGGCAATTCAACGTCAACAACGCCCAGGGTGCCTTGTCATCGATCACTCTGTCAAACAAGCAGATGGTGTTCTTGATCAAACAAGCCTTGATTGGCGCGTTTGGTTCTTGGACCAATGCTGCGGGTGGTTCGATCGCTACACCCACATCTTCTTTGTGGACTGTCGCCTACTCATGTGACAGCAACACTGCAGGAACCGTGGGCGACGGCGTCGATCACTGGACATCTGCTTCAAGCATTCTCGTTGCAAACTCGACTGCATTTAGTTGGATCGTTCTCAAAAACACCCACATCGATCCGGGCGGCAACTTCCAGATCTGCATTGCATGTCCCAACTCTGATGGTGTTCCGGCGCTATCGCTTGTCGGCATCATCCTGTCGAGAAATGCTGGATTCACGGGTGGATCAACGACTTCAAGGCCCACTGCGACCGATGAAGTAGTGTTGAATCCCAAGAGCGGAGTGAACTCGGTCAGCATGGTCCCAGCGGGCCAGTTCGACAGCGGCGGTGCAAGCTACGGTTTCACGTTGCATTACCTGATGTCAACTGACGCACTGATCCACAGGATCTTCATCACAAATGGAAGCTTGTGCCAGTTTTTCTTCGGAGTGGGCCAATCAACCGACGTTGATTGGTCGCCGGGTATCGTGGCGTATTATGCCGCAGGAGGAAATTTCATTTTCAACTCATCGGTGTTCGGTCCATTTGATGGGCCACTGACAGCTGGTTATGGAACCTGGTCCAAGCAGAACGCCCGCCCACAAGTGGGAAGTAGCCTAACAACAGTCTACGGGTGTTCTGGTTTGATCAATAGCGGTAGCTTCATCATGGCGATGTCGGCACGTGGCGTCGCAAACACAACGGCCAACGGAAACAACTGGGCTAATCACTACATCACAACTCTGGGAACCCAACCCAACAGCATCAGTAATGACTACCTGATCGAGCCAGTTGGTCTGACCGCAAACTCATCAACAACCTTCCCGGGACGACATGGAGTTGCAACCGATCTTTGGTGGTCCAACGCTCCTGCGGGTAGCACCTTTCCATCATCGGGAACGCCGCAATTTGCTCAGCTTGGATCGTTGATGGTTCCTTGGAACGGGTCTACACCCGTAGTCTAACACATGAGCAGCGTTACAGGTTCGTTCGTCAGCGGCACCGTATTCAGCTCTTCAGTGGGTGTGAATGGTGCTTTCCTTACGAACCTGTACCTTTCATCTGCGGGAGCACCCAGTTTTTTCTCAACGAATACGTTCACCAACACCGCTGGGAACGGGAACGGGAACGGTGGTGGAGGATCGACCACGCACTCCTACCTAATGCGAGGGTACTATCCATCAACACACCAGTTCGAGTTTTGGGTGACAACCACACCTGACAGCGCACCGCCCACCGGCCATGCTCTGATCGACATCACGATCGTTCAACAGATCACATGACCGTCAAGTTCAACCCATACACCCGGATCATCCAGTCGGGCAGCAACATGGTCTTCTACGACCAGAGCAACCCGGCCGGGTGGACGCTCACGCAGCTGGCACAGAGCGGATCGGGTGGAGCTACGTCGGGCAGCATCGGCGCGAACCTCTACGGTTCGTACCTGCTTCTCGCCCCCGACGCACAGGACGTCAACGCGCGAGTCCTGGTCGCGGGTTCGAACATCACGTTCACCGACACGGGTCCCGGTGGTACTCTCACCATCGCCTCGACGGCTTCAGGTAGCGGCGGCGGAAGTACTACGGTTGTTACGGGAACAGCACAACCGCTGCAAGTGTTGACGGCCTCGTTGGCATCGAACGTGACGCTGGCCCAGATCCCAACGTTCAAAACGCTAGCAGTCGTCACTGCTTCATTCACTGACGTTGCGATCTGGACAAAGACTGCAGGTGTCGCTGCCGGTGGCAACACTGTCCACACCAAGATCCAAGTCGATGGTGTTGACCAAGGCCAGTTCGGCATGTACGAAGAGACCGTCACGAACGGGGCGGGCTTCGGTACGTCACTATCCGGAAGGGTCACCGGACTTGCGGCAGGCACCCACACGTTCGCCCTCCTCGCGGCATGTGGAGCTGGATCATCTCTAGCATCAATCAACCCACTGTCGGACACGCAGCAGGGCGCCACCATCATGGTGATGAACCTGACAGCGTCGTCGGCAGTCATCAACCAGGTGATCAGCGCCTCGGGCGCTGGCTGGGTGACAGCTGCGGACATCCCGTTTGATGCCCAGACCTCTCAGACATTCACAGGAAACTCGACCGTCACCATCGCTAACTTCCTGTTCACACAGTTGAACCCGGGAAGCGCTTCGTTGGCGTCGGTCATCCCAGGAACGGGCGTCTCGTTCACCAACGGTGCGGCTACAGACATCAACGGTGCCACCTTCACTGCGCCGGTGTTGGCGATCCAGTTCCAGAAACTGTTCTCATCGTATTCGCTCCCCGATCACGATGTCCGGATCTGGTGGTGGATCAACCAAGACACCGTCAGCAACAACTTCGACGGCGCCGTCTATGGTGTGATGTTGGGTGGCACCGCCAGCGGCACTCTGGGTTTTGCTCCCACCACCGAGAACATTACCCTCAAGAAAGGGTTCTTCAACGCGCTCGGGTACAACCCGCAGCTGAACATCAACGGCACCAACTACGTCAACGGCAACCTCTCGGGTTTTGAAAACTACAACGTCCAGATGTTGCAGTACAACCGGAACGGCAGGCAGTTCGCCTGGTACATCGGTTCTGGTAGCATCGTCGCAGGCAACGACATCTGGCCGTCGATCAACCAGATGCAGCTGCTTGCGGCTGGTGACGCGAACCCAAACAACTCGTTCCTGTCACCCTTGCCCATCACGGGTTCTGGCAACCCGTCAATCTTTTTCGGTCTGCAGTCAACTGGCAACCGTGCCATCGTTGAGTCTTACCGCAGGTTGCGTTTCGACTACCTGACGCCTACCAACGTCGCGGTGGGCCAGGGTATCGCGACCCTGACGGGCTCTTACGTCTTCCCTGACCAGAACGACTACCTCTGGTGGCCGTGCACGGAGACAGTGGGTCCGACCGTCTTCAACTATGGCACTGCGGGCGCTATCGGCAACCTGACCGCCTCGTCGGGCAACGTCCACTTCAACCAAGTGGGTCCGCTTCGCAACGCGATCGGTCCCAACACCGCGGGTCAGACCAACAACTGGGTCGGCACTGTCAACACCGCGACCCAACCAACTCCGAACACGTCGAGCATCACAGTCTCAGCGTGGTTCCGTCCTGAAAACATCACGACGACCAATCATCAGAAGATCGTCGTCAAGTCGTTCTACAACACGACTGCAACCTGGAACTCTCCGTTCAGCACCATTGACATTGGTCTCGCTGGCACTGGTGACGGCAAGATGGAGTTCTCACTCCAAGGCCTCAATCCGTCAACGCCAACGACCGTATCTTCTGCCTCGTGTGCCACGGCGAATGCATGGAATCACGCCGGCATGTCATACGACGGCGCAACCGTCAGGTGCTACCTGAACGGCGTGTTGATCTACCAGTTCGCATCGACTGGCAGCATCGACTACTCAGGAAACGGTTGGTGGGCCATCGGCGGCAACCAGGCGATCCCGAGCACTGAGTACTTCCAAGGCCAGATCGCTGACGTCCGTGTCGCAAACGTCGTCCGCTCCGGATCGTGGTTCGCCCAGGTCTGGGAATCGGGCCGCCCCGATGCCACTGCAATCGTGTCGCTGATCCTGTCTGGGGTCATGCAGATCAGCGGCTCGGGCACCAGCAACATCACAAGCGGGTCGCTGTCGGGACCGAATGCCTGGGTCGAGGGAGGCATCTCACCCTGGGGACCCAGCCAGATCCGGACAACCTCCTCTGTGGCCATCTCGGATGGCACCGAAAACGTCTACGCGGGCATGAAGGGGAAGGACATCTTCTTCTATGTCAGCGGCACCGTGGGGGCACAGGAGCCCGTCGCCAATGCCAGCCCAGCTAAGGGCGTCTTCGGCGGCGACGTGGTCATGTCGGGGTCGCTCAATGTCAAGGGAGCAGCCGGCATCACGGGTTCGATCACCCAGATGCCGACGGGCAACCCGTACATCATCGGGCTCGGTGGCACCCAGATCTTGACGAACTCACTGGGTCAGATCGTTGTCTCGAGCTCCATCGGCGGTGGAGGCAGCGGGATCTCTGGCATCAACGTCGAGAACGCGGGGGCGGTGCTGCCCAACAGCCCGTACCAGACCATCAACTTCCAGGGCACCGGTGTCCAGACGTTTGACGTCGGTGGAGTAGCTACGATCAACATCCCGGGCGTCGTCCCGGGCAACGTGCCGGGTTCCTTCGCTGCCTACTACGGGTACTGCACCGGCAGCCTCCTGTTCTCGGGCAGCGGCAGCTGGCACAACGTGTCAGAGGTCTTTGGCAACTTCACTGAGGGCCCATCTGTCAACATCCTGAGGAACGGGTCAACGTTCACCGTCCTGCAGACGGGTCTCTACAACTTCCAGTCGTACTTCAATGCGATCGGTGGTACAGGCGCCGGTACTTACATTGCTTTCCGCCTGTCTGGTTCAAATGGAACGGTCCTGCAGCGGACAACTTTCGCTACAAACAACCAACAACCAGCGATCCTCGAGGGTTTGCTCCAGGCCAACTCTGGCAGCGTGTTCACGCTGCAGTACTTGGTCAGCGGTTCGACGGAGCAGACTTGGACCACTAGCGATCCTATCGGAGTGGGTATCGACACCCAGAACATGCGGACGGGCCACGTCCAGTGGTTCTTGATCCCGTCGGGTTCTGCGACCGTCAACCAGTACTCGATCACGGCCAGCGCCGGCAACACTGCGTTCTCTCCTGCCAATTACGCGATGGCGACATCGTCGAACTCGTTCCCATTCGACACGGGAACGCCAGGCTACCAGCTCGTCCCAAACACGCAGCTGACGATCACGACGACGGGGGCTCCCGTCTTGATCATGGCCAACGCCAACTACAACGCACAGACGAACGGAGCGCAGGCATACTTCAGCTTGAACCGGGACGGCGTCAATCTGGCACCCGGCGGGGGCTTGCAGGGTGCGGGCCCGCTGAACCAGTCATTCAACGCAAACGCAAGCTTCGCCTACGTTGATTTCGGTGCAGGACCGGGCACTCACACTTACCAACTGATGGCAGAAGCTGTCGTCGGTGCTGGCGAATTGGGGGCATGGGGCGTTGGACCCACCGCTCTGATGGCCTTCGAGATGAAGGGCGCTAACGTTGTGACCGCGTCAACGACGCAGTCGCAGGCAGTCCCGGGCGGCAACTTGATCGGCCTCTCGGCCAGCATCAACCCGCGAAAGAACCCAGTCCTCGTCATCGCTAGCAGCAACACGTCAAGCGACGCAGGTGGTAACTGGTGCTGGACTGACGTCTTCCGAAATGGCACCTCACTCGCAAACGGTGCTACCGCAGGTATGTCAGTCAACGTTGGTAGTAACACCAACGAGCTGATGGGATGCTGCTGGATGGTCTTGGACCAGGGTGCAACTGTTGGCGCGACGAACACGTACATCATGCGTGCGACGAACGGCGCGGGCACCAACCACGTCAACTTCGGCAACCAGCTGTCGTCGCTGATCTTGTGGGAACTGACAGACGTCAACTTCAAGTATTCATTCACCACAACGCAGACCACTCCCGCAGCCGCTCCGACGTATACTGATGTTGATGTCCAGAACCCAACGGCGGGTCTGATCACTCGTGGCCGACCAGTGTTGTTGATTGCTACGATCAACAGCAACACGAGCACGACGACGGGGCGCACCAACTACACCTTCTTCCGCAACGGCGGCAACGTCACCACGGGCTCGAAGGGCCTGCAGCTCGTTGACGGCGAGGGCAGCACTGACTGGAACAGGATGCCAACGTTGTTCTGGATCGACCAAAATCCAGTCAACAACCAAGGCTTCTACCAGTACCAGGTGATGGGTAGCAACACGTCTGGTTCTAGCTTCGTGGGACAAGGCTCGTACACTTACCTCTTCATGTACGAGCTCGATCCAGGTGGAACGGGTGTCGTCATCGACGGTTGGCTCGATGAGGGAAACTTCCTGTTCACCACGTCGTCGATCCAGGCGTTGGGCAATGCTAGCTTCGGCAACACGACGGTGACCCAACTGAACCAGATTGGGAGCAACGTCAACAACATCTTCAGCGGCAGCGTGACGATCCTGGGGACCCTGACGTTCCAGTCAGGTTCTGGGATGGCGATCACCGGCAGCTCGGTGTCCCGCCAGTTTACCATCCCGTTCCTGTCAGCGATGGTAACCACGCCCCAGTTCTCGGGCAGCAAGGCCAACCTGGGCGTTCACAAGTACGATGGTAGCAAGTTCAACACGAACATCGACCCGCTGACGTACAAGTACCGAGCGATCTTCGCGCCGGTCTTCGGCAACGGCAATGCGTATGTTGACCTCTACGACTACAGCGGCATCATCAACGGAACGCCGGGACCAGTCTCAGGTTCAGTCCTGACGGCCTCGTTGCCGTCTACCCTGACGCTCCAGGAGGCGGACATCTCTAACGTCTTGTCGACCGTGACTGGATCGGGCATCTTCCTCGCACGGGCTTGGGTCGACCCGTCGGGCAGCAACTTCGTCAATGTGGGAGGAGTAGAACTGAGCCTCGAATGGCGTTGAGGCTATAGTTTTCCTAGGATCACCATGAGTGGACTGGTACGTGGCAAGATCGAGTGTTACCTGAACACGTTCGCTAGGAACGCGTTGCAGCAGGCTTGTTTCAAGCTCATGTACGACTACTTCACGTCACACCCGAACTACACGCTGATCGCGTTGCAGTATGGCTCGTCGACGCAGGTGACGAACTCACCCGCGGGAAGTTCAGGCACGGGCACCGGGTTCTACGATCAAGCCAACTCGTTCGGGTTCAATGCTTTTTTCGTCGTGAGGTCAAACGCAACGACGGTCAGACCCTTCGACGTCTACCACCTGTTCCAGTGGTCCGGAGCTCCTAACACTGGTGGCCAAAGCATGGGAACTGCTCCGGGTGCACCAGCGCTCGTTGTTGGTTCTACGCAGCCGATCAACAACAACCAGACTTTCATGGCTTATGCCGCTGCGATTGGCGTCGGTGGCACCGGCGGATCCACAGGTAGCCCCAACAACGGCAACCCGTGGAAGGGGACCCAGAACGGCAACGGCGCTGACACGAAGCCTGCGACGGGGCCGATTTGGGGAGCCCCGACGGGCGGTGGTACGGGCGTGATGATCTGGCCACGAAGCAACAACAACGTCGGTTCTCACCGAAACCAGACTCAGAACATGTGCGCGTGGGGCCCGTCGTTTTCGTCTGATGCGAACTTCCCGACTCGACTTCACATCGTTGGTGACGATGATTCATTTGTGCTCTTCGTAGACTACAACGACAACGGTCAGGTTGTCGCGGGGTACAGCGGCATCTACACGCCGCGAAACAACGTCAGCATTCCCTATCCGTACGTTGTTTTCTCTTCATACAACGTGTTGCCTTTCAACGTCAGCAGCCAGAACTCATCGTACGTGACATCTGTTGCAAACAGCGTCTACGGTGACATCGCGGGCACAAGCACGCAGCAGGGTGGCATCGTCACGCCTCTGTCAGCTACGGTCGTTGGAGCGATGATGGATCACTACTCGATCTTTGCACAAAGCGTAGATTTCTGGCCCGATCATGCGTTTTCAGTCGCAACGTACAATCAGCTCGACATCCCAGTTGGGATCTACGAGGTTGGTGGTCCACAGACGTACACTGCTTTCTTGGGCCAGATCGACTTCATTCGTGAGATGTACAATGTTCCGCAGTATGGTGTCAGCTCTGACTACTCTCGCATCTTCGTGGGAGGATCTAACACCCTTCAGGCTCTCAGGTATGCACTTCCCTGGGACAAGACGACCCGCACTGTCCCACGCAGCGGTTTCACACGCAACGGTGTCAACTTTGTGGCCCCGTCGCTCAACCCCAACACTTGACCGGAGAACACCATGAGCGGACTTGTACGCGGCAAGATTGAGTGTGCGATCCCGGCCAACAACCGGCAGGACGAAACACAGGTCTACTTCAAGAACCTCTACGACTTCTTCACGTCGCATCCCAACTACACGCTGATCGCGTTGCAGTACGGATCAACCACCAACCTGCCCAACAGCACCTCGAGCGGGACGGGAACCAACTACTACGATCAAGCCAACTCGTTCGGGTACAATGCGTTCTTCGTAGTAAGGGCAAACGCGACGACGGCGAGGCCCTTTGACGTCTACTACCTGTTCCAGTGGGGAGGATCGTCTAACCAGTCTGGTGCCACGACCGTGATCGGTCAATCACCAGGTGCCCCGGCGTTGATCCAAAATGGAACCAGCGCAGGTAACACGGGCGTCAACATGACGGGATTGATGTGCCAAGCAGCGATCGGAATCGGCGGCACTGGTGGATCTGCGGGCAGCCCCAATAACGGCAACCCATGGAAGGGGACCCAGAACGGCAACGGTGCTGACACGAAGGGAAACCCAGTCTGGGGAGCGCCACCCGGCGGCGGCACGGGCGCCATGGTCTTTCCCCGAAGCAACAATGGCAACGCCGGGAGCGGGCAACAAGTCGGCGCCCACCAACAGTCTCGGCAGAACGGCGGGTCCATCTACGGCCTGCAGAGCGACACACAGCCGACGCGGATGAACATCGTAGCCGACGATGATTGTTGGGCCATCTTCACCGACTACAACGACACTGGAACGGGATCACCGTACCTCGCCTATGCAGGTCTCTACGTTCCCCGTCCGAACATTGCCCAGAACATCCCGTACCCGTTCTGCACCATCTTCCAGTGGACGAACATCCCGATCTCGGTGTCGGATCAGAGCATCTGGGGCGATGTCGCCGGCACTTCGTCACAACAAGGCGGCATCGCGATGCCCAACACGGGTTCGGTTGGCCAGCTGCAGCTTGATTACTTTCAGAACAACTTTGCGGTTGATGCGAACTTCGCACCCGACAAACAGATCCCGGGTAACCCCTACAACGAATGGCCCATCTGGGTCGGAGTGTTTGAACCCTGGCCCGTGCCGATGTCAGGTTACCTGGGCCAGATCGAGTTCATCAAGATCGTCTACGGTGTGGCGACCAACGACGTCAAGTCTGACTTCTCTCGCATCTTCTTTGGGACGACTACGCTTGCGTCACAGAAGATCTCGTTCCCGTGGGACTCTCAGAATAACACGGTTCCCCGCAGCGGTGCGACGCGCGCCGGTGTGACGTTCGTCACCAACCTGGGAGGAGGAATCTGACATGGGTGGTTTTGTTCGCGGCCGCGTCGAGTGCCTTTTCAACACGAAGAACTCGAACTACAATGCATCAAACGTCTTCACGACGTTGTACCAGTTCTTCACCTCGCACCCACAGTACACGTTGATCGCGTTGAACTACGGCAGCACGACCTCTGGTCCAGGAACGCTCCCGGGTACCGGCACGAACTTCATTGATGCGATCAACGCGGCAACTGTCAACTCATGGGGCAACAACGCTTTCTTTGTCGTCCGACAGAATGCTTCGCCAGCAAGACCGTACGACGTCTTTCACCTGTTCCAGTGGTCCGGTGCCTCTAACGGTACCGGCGGAGCAGGCGGTGGCTTTGGTTCGGCGCCGGGCAACCCTGGCCTCTTCCTCGGATCTTCGAACACCGGTAACAACAACTGCCACCTAGGACACGCTTGTGCGATCGGTATCAGCGGTTCAGGCGGCCCATTCACTGGTGGCGTGATCACTGGACCTGGCATCACAGGCTACGGAGGCAGCACTTCTGGTAGCCTGCAAAACGGCTTCGGTAACCCATGGCGTGGCAGCATGAACGCCCTGACTGGCGTCCTTGGCATTGACACCAAAGCGAACGGTGGTTCTAACGGCCTCGTTGGCGTCTGGGGTGCTCCTGCAGGCAGCGGCAGCTATGCCAGCGGCAGCGGCGTCTTCATCTTCCCCCGCAGCAACTGCGATGCAGGTGCTTTCCACTGGGGTTCTGCAGCTGCACACTTCGCCGAGAATTGCAACAACATTTTCGGCGGAAACGGCAACGTTGCATCAGACGTCCGAATGCATGTGATTGCTGACGATGATTCTTGGGTCATCTTCATTGACACCACTGATTCGAACAACGCGTCACAGATCATGTCGTTCGCTGGGCCGTACATCCCCCGCAACGGTATGCCGTCAGGCAGTCAAGGTACGATCACGCCCTATTGCGTCATCGCATCGTGGAATGCATTGCCCTGGTCGATCTCAAACGCAAGCGTCTATGGTGACTTGGCTGGTACGAGCGGCCAGCAGGGAGGCATCATCGGCAACACCACGGCGAGTGTGCGCCCGCTTGTCATGGACGAATCCAAAGCATTCATGGTCGACTACAACTACCAACCCAGCACGATCCTGTCATCGTCGTCAGGCGGACAGGGGGGTCTCGGAACGGGTGGTGGTGTCTTCTTTGACGAGTACCAGATTCCAGTCGGTGCGTATGAAACCGCACCCGCCAACGTCTGCGGTTACTTGGGTGAGATCGACTTCATCCGTAGCACGTACAACGTCTCTACGCCCGGCGTCAGGTGGGACTTCGCTCGCTATTTCATCGGTAGCTCGACACAGCAGGACCGCAAGTACTCGATCCCGTGGGACACTCAAAACAAGACAATCCCAAGGACGGGATTCACCCGCACGGGCATCAACTTTGTCCGGCCGCCGCCGGCATGATCGGGTGACGCATGGCGACTGACAACAGCATCATCGTCTCCGGTTCGCTATACACCGGTACCCTCGGGATCTTCCCAAGGTCCGGAATGGTGGCGACTGCCTCGCACGCGGCGATCACCGCGTCGATGCTCGGCGTCGGTGCTGTTCCCACGATCATCGTCTCGAGCTCGTTGTACACGGGCTCATACGGGCTTCTCTTCCCATCAGCGTCGCTGCTGGTAGCCTCGTCGTCGACGGGTCCCATTACCTCGTCGATGATCGGACCCGCGTTTGTCACGGGCTCATCGCCCGATGGCTACCCGACCCTGCTCATCAACTTCCAGACGGGCACAGGTTCGTCAGGAGGCGGTGGAAGCTTCACGCCGACAACGTACGTGCTGACCGGGTACTACGTCGCCGGTGCTGTCCGTGAGACCTGGTCGGGAAACAGCATCAACACGCCCAACCCGACGGGACACCCGCTGGTCGACATCATCGTGATGGGTTCGTACCCGCCCCAGAACTCGGCGACGTGATCAACGCTTGATGGGGACGGCCGGCACGATCTCGAGCTGCGGTTGGGGTGACCGGCGGAAGATCTCTTCGAGGGCTCGCCGGCGGTTCTCTTCCTCGCGCTTCAGCTCAGCCTCGGTCTTCTCGGGCGGGACGGTGATGACGTCATCATCTCCCATCAGGTCGATCGTGATTGACGCCATGTCATCCTCCTTTGCGTAAGTATCAGGGACCTACTGGATCCACCGTAACCACGGTCGGGAGGGCTGTACAGGCGGCCCACAGGGAGCCCACGGACAATTCGCGGGCCCCCATGTTGGGGCTCACAAGTTCAGCTTTGCGAGAATGCTGTCGAGGGACGAGTCCGACAGCTTGTTGTTCTTGCACGCCGCGGCGAACCATTCACGAGCGTTCAGGGCGCGGTTCTCCCACAGGTTGAAGTAGACCGCGGTGAAACCGCCGCCCAACAGCACCTGCTCGGCGTACCGCTTGCGCGAGCCGTTGGCCTCCGCCTTGTACGCCGCGACCTTCTCGTCGATGTCACGGCAGTAGTCGTTGAAGGCCCGCTGCATCGCCCGGAGCTTGTCCTGGACGTCGACTGGGACCAACGGGATGATGTCGTCGGCCTTGTCGAGGATGACAGCTTCGAGAGCGTTACGCGCTGACGAGGTCACCGTGTCCTTCGACTTGTGGGCGAGGACGTACGTCTTGTTCTTGACCTTCAGGCGCTGGAACGAAGCACCGGTCTGGACACAGACGACCGCACCCTCGAGCTGGGACGGGTCGGCGGCGTCGACGAAGCACGCCAGAGCGGCGACGTCACGGATCTCCCAGGTCTTGGGGCGCCGGACGTGCTCGATGCGGAGCGTCTCGATCGGGACCTCCTTGCCGGTCTGCGTGTGGCGTGCCGCCAGCAGGTAGACACGGGGCTCGGGGTAGACGACCACGATCTGGTTGTGGGGCGAGACGAGCTCGAAGACGTAGGTCAGCTCCTTGTTGAGGTGGATGACCTTCTCCGGACCGTCGACAACCCAGTCGACCGGCTTCCCCGACACTTCCTCACGCGTCAGCTTCAACGCCTGGAGGAACAGTTGCGAGAACGTCGCATCACCGATCTCGAGGTTGCCCGCGTTGATGGGCAGGTCAGCCTCGGGAACGGACCGCGTGCCGGCGTGCCACTTGCCGTGGAGCGGGTCCCAGTACAGGATGATGCAGGTCCCGTCGACCTTCTCGTAGACCTTCAAGGACGGGTGCGACCAGTCGATGTTGGCCGCAGCCGGATCGCCGTGGTTGTAGAAGCGGCACATGGGCCAGGCCAGCACCTCGATCTCGCCGACCCGGACGTCCTTCCAGTCCTGTCCCGCGATCGCGAGGTCAGCCTTCGGCCTGATGACGAGACCGCGGCACTGCTCCGCAACGGGGTCACCGTTCTTGGCCAAGATCTGGTCGTAGTTGAGCGCGAACTTGTCCATCGTCGCGTTGGGGCGTGCGCAGACACCGTGCTCTTCCTCGAGCTGCCGGAACGTGTGGTTGCGTAGGTAGTCCTTGACCAAGAGGTCCATGCCGTCACCCTAACTCCTGCACCGGTCCAGATACACTGTGCCAGCGTTTGGTACGATTGATCGTGAGTTCG